GAAACCCTACAAATAAATCTTTGTATGTACTACCACCGTCTGTTGTTGCGTCAATGTGTATAGCTATTAATGGTTCAATACCCGGTGAATATGGACTTGATGTATTTGTGTTTTCGTATTTACGTGCATTATTTAATAAACGTACATTACAAGTACCAGTTTTAAATGTGTCTAAATCTCTGGATCTACCACGACTAATACTTACACTTTGTACATCACTTGTAACATCTGTAAGTGGTGTTGCACCACCTAGTTCTGCACTATCTAAAACACCACGCACTAAATCGTCTAATGTAAATGTGTTTTGTGTAAAACCTATACGAACACGTACTGTCGGTTGTGCCATTACAATATATCTATTCTTGCAGCACCACCGTTTTGACGCTTAAATTCTTTTGCACCCCTAGCAAATAAATCACTAGCTTCTTGATCTGTTGTAATCGGTGCGTAGTTGTTTATTGTTATACCAGCTTGTGTGGTAGGTGTAAACTGTGTGGCACTTGTTGCTGCTGTAGCTAATAAACCTGTTGCTGTACGTTGTGCGTCTATATCATCTGCTGAAACAATAGGTGCTATGTCTTTTTCGCCTAATCCAAAATCTACTTCACTAAACTTACGCAGTTTTGGTATATCTATCTTTATACCAATCTTGCCTAATATTCTTTGTGCTTTTTCTGCAAAACTGTTTAACTTATCAGCAAACCTATTAAATCCACCGATTATACGATTAATCATTTTTTCAAAATTCTTTGGTAGATTTACCAAAAATGGTGCTACGAACTTATTAACGATTTCTGTAAACTTCTTAAATGCTGGTGCTAATGCTTGAAGTAGTAATGTTATTATTGCAATAATTGGTGGTGCTAACAATCCAAACAATTCTGCAACAGATGATAAAAAGGGTGCTACACCTTTTATAGCTTGAATTAAGGAAGGCCCGATTTCTTGAACCATATCTACAATTACTGGTAGTAACTGTTCTGCAATAGGTAATAATTCCTCACCAAGCTGTACTTTAAGTTCTTTAACTTGTGCTTGTGCTTTCCTAGATTTGTTTGCAAAACTATCTTGCGTTCTGTTTAGATCTCCCTGCTGTACAGTTGTTTTCTTTAATAACAATTCATAAGTAGCTAATGCACGTTCTTGTTTAGTAAGTTCACCACGTGAACTTTTACCTGTCATTTCAAACGCTTTTGTTTCTACTTCAGCTTGTGAAATAGCAATACCATAAGTTTTAAGACTTTCATTTTCACCAAGTAGCGATTTAGTAAACGCTTCTAATACTGGTTGTGCACCACCTTGTACGTTAGCGAACGAAGCAACATCACCTGCAAGACTAGCCAATTTTGTACCAAGATCACCGGACGCTTCTGCTGTAAAGTCAATACCTTGTAATACTGCACCTGTGTTTGTTAATAATCCCTCTAATTCAAATGCAGCTAAACCAGCTTTGTTTGCAAATTCCTCTACGAAACCAGATACTTGTGGTAATGCGTCCCCAAATGTTGTTTCAAATGCAGAACGTGCTTCACCTGCGTCTGAAGCTAAATTAACTAAATCTTTACCAACTGTACCTGCTGCAACACCAATACCAGCAATACCAAATGCAGCTGCTTTACCAATCTTACTTGCAGCACTTCCTAAACCTTGTAATGCTTTTTGACCTTTTGTTAATGATTTAACAAACTGATCTGTTTTACCGATTATTGCTATTGATACTTTTTTTTCAAATGCCATTATTTAATTGCCTTAGTTAATGCGTCATACAATCTATCGTTGTATGTTTCTAGTATTTCTTTTTGGTTTCTGCTTATGGTCTTACCAACTACATAACCTTGTTTACCTAATTTGGTAAATGAACTATCGCCACGATCCCTGTTGTTTCCAATCCATTTTCTATATGGAAACTTTGCACCCGGTCGTGAGTGTGGCAACCTACCTATTTCTGCTTGTGTGATTGCCCTAGTTTTACCACTTCTTGTTGGTACATATTGAAACCTACGACCAAACTCCATAGACAACGCACTTGGGTATCTATCGCTTGTTTTAATATTTATTTTTGCTTCACTTCGTGTACCCGAAGCTGTAAAACCCATAGCTGAACGATTTGCTTTAGGTACTGGTTGTTTACGTCCTAATGTACGGCTATCTGATAATTGTTCTTTGGCTATCTCTCTATGAAACTTTGCCAACGTTTTTAAAACATCTTTTTTACCATATTCTTTTAATTCTTTAACAATCTCTTTAACTTCGCTGTTATCTATTGCTAAATCGGTTTTTTTAAATGTTCTTGCCATATCAATTATCGTATTTGTTGTTTATAACCCTTACTAATGCGTAAAACATTTCCATATCAAGTTGTTCTATTTCACGTGGACTTATTCCTGTTTCTATTGCTATTGAAGCAATCAAATCTATAAATCCGTTTACGCTTTTAAATTATCACTTGATCCAGTAATGTCTAGTTCTTCAACTAAACCAATCCAAGTATCGTAATCTTCTGTAACGCCATTTCTTTTTGCACCAAGCCACGCCAAATACAACAACCACTCATAACGTTGTTCATCTTGTAATTTAGAAACTGGTACATCAAACTTGCGTTCAAATTTAACAATATCTGCTGGTCTAATATTCACTTCGTACTTCGTGCCGTCTTGCATTATGACGACCATACCACCCATTACGAAGTTGCCCTAGTAATTGTTCCAGAAGTTGGAAACGATACGGACATAGTTGCAAGTTCACCAACTGCGTTAGCTACTGGTATGTGTTGATTTACAAGCACACTTCCAGAATAACTTGGGTTAGTTGAACTTACTGAACCACTTGTTGGTTTTACAACAAATGCTGTTGTAGATCCAAGTAATGGAAATAATGTTGCGTCCACTTCTGAAGCTGCGAAATCCTGTTGAAACTCTATTGATAGTGTTCCGTCTTTTAATCCACCAGTTCTGGATTGAAATGTATCACCCATAGCTGTTGTAACGATTTCATCAGCTGTAATATCTAATGTAACACTTGAAACGTGGTCTGATAGATCAACGCTGTTCAAGGTAACACTAGCGTCTGTTAAAACAAATTTTGCCAATGTAAACTCCTTTCAAACTTAATTTTATAGTTTAGTAAAGAAGTTAAGTTGTGTGTGTTATTCTATGCCGATTGTTGCGTGGATAGAAAAACTTGGATTAGTTCCAGATATTGTGTAGTTTAATCGCCAATACTGATCTGTAATAGCACCTGCAACACTTTGAAAGTCTGAACCTATTGCTGTAATTCCTGTAAAAGTAATTCTATCTGTTGGACTTGTAAAACTTGAATTATCATCTGATTGCAATTTAAAAGTAACTGTTGGTGTTGAAGTACCACTTACACCGTAACAATGTATGCCTACATAACATTTTTCTGTTGCACCAACTGCACCTAGTTGTACCCCGGTAGAGTTACCAGTAGCAGTTAGATCGCCGTCTACTTGTACTTTGCCCTGTACAACTACATCACTTGATTGTGATTTAGAAATACTAAATGGTGCTATTTCGCCAACTGCACCAAATATATTATAAGAAAACAACCTTGATTTCATAAAGTATGCAGTATTGCCTACACCTGCGTCTGGTACTGTGGTAACTAATAATTCATTACCTACTGAAGCACCAAGTAATGCGTCTGGTTTATTCGCACCAGCTTCATAAAATCCGTCTAGTTGTAGCGTACTATCTTTAATGCCACCTAGTTTTGACTTAAAGCCACCACTATTAATTGTTGTAGCGTCTAGTTCTTCAGCGTTTATTTCTAGGTTTACGCTTGTAATATGGCTTGATAGATCATAACCACCACTAAATACTTTGCCGTCATTAAATACAAATTTAGCCATTTACTTCTTCCCACGCTTCATTAACATCTGGTGTGCTTTTATCATCTTTTATAAACGTGCCGTCTTTTTTTCTAGCACGTCTTTTTTTAATAGTAGTGGGTTCTATATGTCCACCCTTTATTAATGACTTAGCTACATTTTCATCTTTTATTGTAATGGTGTTACCTTTTACTTTACCCATTACTTTTTTATTACCTATAATTTTATATTTAGCCACTATTGACCACCTTTACAGTTACCCGGACAAGATCCACAACAATCCATTAACTACTTCCTTTCGTATAAACTTCAATGGTCATATTTGCACCAACACCGTCTATGCCGTTTAAATTAACATCAGCAGCATAATTAGAAACATTAACTACTCTTGCGTCTGTGTCACTAAGCCCTAAAGTTCTATTATTAAATATAACCTGTCTTATGCTAGACGAACCACTTCCTGTAATAAAAGCGTCTAGTTTATCTTGTGCTGTTCTGCTATCAGCACGTTGTACTGCTACTAATAAATCAAATGTGTATAGATCAGTTCCCCTTTGCATAGCTAAATCAAATTCAATATCAGTAGGTATAAATATTGCTACTGGAAAGTTTATTGCATTATCTGGTACTGTATCGTAACAACGTAGCCCACTTACATTAGAAACGGTTGTTTTTAATCCGTCACGAATTTGTGATAATGTCGCCATTAAGAAACACCTAGAACTGTGCCTTTGCGAAATGGTGCAATTAATCGTGTTATTTCTCTGTTTTGTTGAATATTGACTACGCCAAAATCACCAACACCGGCAACGCCTAGTGGTGCGTTTCGCATAGCAAATAGTTCGCTTGATAACATTAAAGTAGCTTGTTTGATCTGTGCCGGGACACTTGCATAACCCCATTTTGCAGTTATTTCTGCACGTGGTCTATTACTTGAAAAATCTAGTGGCCACTCGTGATTACCGTCTGAAATTAATTCTATAATATAAAACGGGTTTCCTTGTATGCCACCCACAACACCGTTTATTGGTAATACTTGATAATCGCTAGATGATACAGTTTTTTCATAAGTGCCGTCATCATCATCATCATATTTAACTACTAGACCTGTAGTTGTTGAAATATCATCTACACGAAGTCTATATAAATCGTTTGTAAAAAACTTACGTGCAGAAGCTGATCCGTCTGCGTAAAACTGTCTGCCACAAAATGCGTCTATTTGTCGTGAAGCTGCATTTACTGCGTCATCAATTAAGCTATCATCAGCACTATCGCTTGTTGGTATGCCAACAAACGTCTTTAATTCGTCTTGTGTACAGTAGCCGTTAGTAATTGCCATAAGATATTATCTACCTTTCTTTCGGCCTTTACCTTTGCCACCTTTCATTTTTTTACCGTAACCTTTACCTTTTGGCATTGTTACTTTTTCTTCTCTACTTTTTTTTCAGCTTTAGGTTTTGCAGTTTTTGTTTCAACTTTACCACCAGCTGCTTTAATTGCTTTTTTAACTTCTTCAGCACGTTTTGCCTTTCCATAGACTTCGTAATGCTTTAATTCTTTTTTTAATGCTTCTATTAATTCTTTATCTTTTGCCATAATACTTTCCTAAATGGTCTGGTGTGTTAGTTGCCTAGCACACCAAAACCATAATTTAATTAAAAGGTAGGTGCAATAAGACCTGTTCCGGTTATTGCTGAAATACCTTTTGGATAACGTCCAGAAGCAAAAGCAACGTAACCATAAACAACCATTTTAGTTGTTAAGCTACCTGCGTTTGTTTCTTCAAATTTAAGTTGGAACAAATTATCTTCAAACATAATGTGATCATCAACTTTTGCTATA